GCTTACGGAGATCACAATCGAACTGCTAAGGCAGAGTTCCTCGCATCTATCTAGACACGTTGATAAGGTCCTAAGGAGTCTACTATAATGGGAGTATCAAATCAGAGCACGGGCTTGCTCGTGGCTCTAGGCAAGCAGTGCAAGGAGGATTCGGAAAAGTGGTTTGGCGATACAGAAGCCAAGAGCAGTTTGGTTCATCATACTTTGGCTCTGTGCGGCGAAACCGGCGAGCTGGCCAACATCGTCAAGAAGATCGATCGCAAGTCGCTCGACATCAACGACCCCGCAGTAAGAGTTCATCTTGCGGAAGAGTGTGCCGATATTCTTACGTACCTGCTCAACGTGACAGATATGCTGGGCATTGATCTTGAACGTGCCTATCATATTGTCCGAGGCAAGAACGATATACGATTTACTGCGCAACGCCGAGAGAGGGAGAAAGCATAATGGCTGAAGGTGAAGAGCTGATCGAAGTTATGCAGGAGCTAGCTTCTGACTTCGATCAGATGTGTGATGATCGTTGGGCTATGGGCGCTCAGCAGTATGGTCAGTTCGCATTCCTCGGTAATGACATGATCCAGTTTATGATCGAGGAGCTGGCGGATACTGTTAACTACTGCCGTGCGCAAGCAATTAAGTTGCGCCTGCTTCAGCAAGCCCTGGTTGAGAGCGAGGCATTCAAGTCTCTGGATGTTGATGGCGATGGTAATACCATTATGAAGACGACGTCGTTTAAGCCGACGCGGGAATGGGGTAACGGATGAAACTGGCTCTTATTCCGCCTACTTCGCTTCTTGGCGATACTCGGAAGACTAGCATACAGATGATGTTGCCAGGCCCTGTACTTGATCGAGATATGGAATATGTTCATTGCTACCGTAGGCATTGCCAGAATCCGGATCAGTATGTAATCTTGGATAATGGTGCAGCTGAGCATAAGCGCGTTAGCCATGATATGCTTTTCGACATGGCTGTTAATTGGCGACCGAATGAATTGGTGCTTCCTGACTTCCTTGCAGATGGTCCCGCAACGCTTAAGGCGTCAGAGACCTTCATTCAGCATCAGGAGGTTGAGTCGCTCATTAACATGGGTATCAAGTTGGCCTTTGTTGTTCAGGGCCATGATGAAGATCATGCCTTCGAGACTCTGGAGATCTTCTCGGTCACGTGGTGGGCTCAGCATATTAAGGTCTTGCATTTCCCTCGACTGCTGGTTACGCCTCAAGCACCTGAAGCTCGACTGCGTACGATGATTAGGGCTGAAGGAATTCTAGGAGATAAGTTCGAATATCATATGCTAGGTGCTAATACCCTTTGGCCGGGTGAGATTAAGTACGCTTCGCATATTCCCTATATTCGTTCCATGGATACGTCAGCTCCTTACTACATGGCTCATTGGCAGAGGCCGCTTGATGCCGCGGACAAGATTTGGGAGGCTCCTCTCGAGAGGCCTTCGAATTACTTCATTCGTAATCGAGCTGCGTACCATGGTAGTGATTTCTACGTTCGTACGTTCCTCGCTTGGGCAGAAGGGAGAGAGCCGAGTGCGACGCCATCCACTAGCAAGGTGTGAAGAGTGTCCTCTAGCCGTAGGCGGTAAGCTCGTACCTACATTGGTGCCTGCTTCAGGTAAGGCTAAGGTCGCTTTCGTTGGAGAAGCACCTTCGCAGGCTGATACACGTACAGGAACTATCTTCACGGGGCCTAGTGGCAAGTTGCTGAACATTGTCATGCATCATCACGGCATTGATCGTAGCGATGTTGTCTTGACCAATGCTTGTATGTGTCGACCTGCAGATGGTAAGGCTCCACCAAAGAGTGCTATCTTGGCTTGCCGTCCGCGACTGCTGGCAGAGCTTCAGGAGGCTAATGTCAAGACTGTGGTAGCTCTAGGCAATACAGCTGCTGAGGCTCTTACAGGTCAGTCAAAAGTTACTCAGCTGCGAGTCGGTCCTGGTAGGGAATATTCTTACCTAGATGGTGTTCGTGTGATCTGTACGATCAATCCTGCGGCAGCTCTTCGACAGGGCGATCAATTTCCTTTCATCGTGCAAGACATTGGTAAGATCGATGCAGAGCCTACTCCTTGGAGTGCTCCTGATTATGTCGTAGCCGATGATGAAGATACAGCTCTGGCATACCTTAAGCAGGTGCTTGACAGGACCCCTCCGGATGGTGTGCTCGTAGTCGACATCGAGTCGAACATCGAGAAGGACGTTAGCTTCGAAGTTCCTAGTCAGCATAAGCTGCTTTGTGTCGGTATCGGCTATGCACCTAATAAGGTTCTTGTCATTGGCGAACAGGCTCTGGAATCTGAGAAGGTACATGATGCTCTTGCCGATACGCTCAATGCTCGAAAGCTCGTATGTCAGAATGGTAAGTTTGATCTGAAGGGACTCTATCATACGGTAGGCTCACTCGAGCTGTGGTTCGATACTATGCTAGCATCGTATGTATTCGACGAGCGTAGTCAGATTCATGGTCTGAAGTATCAGGCTAGTGAGTATCTTGGTGCTCCGCAATACGAAGAGGAGATCAAGCCCTATGTCACCGCCGGTAGTGGTTACGGTTCGATCCCGCGAGATATCCTATACAAATACAACGCATATGATGTTGCTAGCACATATTCGTTGTGGGGAATGTACGAGCGGAGATTTAGCAACCATCCTTCCGGTGCGGAACTACGGAAGGTTCATGACTATCTGGTGGCAGCATCCAACCAACTTATGTACGTGGAGCTCAACGGTATCGCGATTGATCGTGCCTATCTCCAAACCTTGGATCGAGAGTATGTAGAGTCACTTGTCGACATCCGGGCCCAGATCAAGGAGACCACAGGCAGGGAGATCAATCCGAACAGTCCGATGCAGGTCAAGAAGTATTTCCTGGATAAGGGCATTGACATGGCATCTACGGATGCAGCACATCTCCAGGCGCTAGTAGATATGCCCGCAGGCAAACTGCCTCAAGATGAAGAAGAGGTTCGTACATTCCTCAGTCTGCTGCTGAAGCATAGGTCGGAAGCTAAGATGCATGGGACATACGTTAAGGGGATCGCTAAGCGTATGTACGCTGGCCGTGTGTTCCCAACGTTCCTCTTGCATGGGACTACATCTGGTAGGTTGAGTTGTCGTAATCCTAACCTGCAGAATATTCCTCGCGACAGTAAGCTGAGAAAGCAATTCGTTCCGGTGAAGGAAGAGAACAGGTTCATTCAGTTGGACTACGCTCAGGCAGAGCTGCGTGTTCTTTCTTTCCTGGCGCAAGATAGTTACTTCCGTAATATCTTCAATGACGGAACTATTGATGTGTTCGATGATCTGACACCTCGATTGTTCGGTGAGCATCTGACTAAGGAGTCAGTTGGTCCTGCGAAGTGGAAAGAGATGCGTATCCGTGTTAAGGCCTTCGTGTACGGACTTAACTACGGTAGAGGTGCCGGTACCATTGCGGAAGAGTTCGATATGACTCTGGAAGAGGCTAACAGGCTGAAGAGGAACTTCTTCGAGGTCATTCCAGAGATCGTCGCTTTCCAAGAGGAAACGAAGCGGATGGTTCGTTCAGGAGAGGATCTCGTCACTCCTTGGGGTCGTCATAGGCGCTATGCTCTGATCACGAAAGAGAACGAGCATAACGTAATGAATGAGGCTCTGTCGTTCCTTCCGCAGTCAACTGCTAGCGACATGTGCTTGCTAGCTTTGACATGGACACGTCCGCAGATCAAGGGGTTGGGATTCATTCGTAATATCGTCCATGACTCCCTTCTGATCGAAGGTCATGAGAAGGACATGGAAGAGATTGGGGCAATAGCAGAAGCTAACATGTTGAAGGCCGCTTATCATATTGTAGGCGACTTTGTCAAGTTCAAGGTCGATTCGTCTATCGGAATGAATTGGGGAGAAGTATGAAACTGTTTAGTGTTCAGAAGGAGATTGAGTTCGATGCTGGACATCGTGTTCCTCTTCATGCTAGTAAGTGTAAGAATCCTCACGGCCATCGGTACAAGGTTCGAGCGACTGTTGCTGGACATCTCCAGGAAGAGGGATCAGCGACGGGGATGGTGATTGACTTCGGCGACATCAAGCAGCTTCTGACGGAGCGTGTTCACGATGTCTTCGATCATGGCTTCATCGTTCACGTCCGAGACATCGCCATGATGAAGGCTCTGGGTCAGTGGTATGATCCTGAGCATCAGATGTATGTCAATGACAACGGCTGGAAGGTTATCGTCGTTGACTGGACGCCTACTGCGGAAGAGATGGCGGCAGCTATCTACAGGGACCTGTGGGATCACATTCCTGGTCTTCAGTACATTGATGTTTGGGAGACGCCTACGAGCGTTGCCCGCTACCCGTTCGGAGAGGAGGACTAATGGCTAGGGGTAAGCAGATGGCTGTTGGGAGCGAGCGTAAAGCTCCGAACGGCTATTGGTACGTAAAGGTACAATTGGCAGATGGTTCTACAGCTTGGCGCCTTAAGCATCACATCGCGATGGAGAAGCATCTAGGCCGCCCACTTAGAGAGAACGAGCGTGTCAGTTTTGTAACAGGAAACAAGGCTGACTTCTCTGAGGAGAACCTCCGGGTTACCATTAAGGGCAAGACTAGTAATACACGTCGTATTGCACAGCTCGATGCACGTATTGCCGAACTCATCGCAGAGCGCGATGCACTTATGGAGGAGGAGGAGAAGGTATGAATAAGATCATTGCGGGGATTGCTAGCGCAGCTATTACCGCTAGTGTTGTGGGACTGACTACATCAGCGGAGGCCAGTACTCAGACAGGTTGGAAGGAGCGTAAGCTTGCGCAGACAGCTCTTGTGGAAGTCTGGCGCTATGGACTTGATCCTTATGACCGTGCCACAATTTGCTCGGGATG